CTGAAACAACTGGGTTGTTTTGTTTTGGTGCGTTGTATACTACTTAGTGTAAGTTATTCGGGTATTGACGCAAGCATTTCTGCGTGATGATTTCTCATCTCCCCTAGGTCTTCACCTAATGTGGCAGCTTCGGCATCCCAATCTGAACGTCTGTTAGTGAAGTAGTCCCACTGTTCCCATGTATGAGAGTCTTGGTCTGAACCAACTTCAGTTACGGAAGGGTTTTCAACTCTCCATGCAGGATAGAAGTCTAGAGCACCTGCACCAGTGTAGTCATAGTTACTTTCGAAAACTAATTCGGTGCCATTCCAATCATTTCTTGTCATGGAGTATGTCTTAGATACACCCGACATCCAATCATGGGTGTTTTGATAGTTTGTTATTTCAGCAAGATATGTATCGCAATCTGCCTGTGTGTGGGTCACCCCTTCTTTTAATGCCATTCTTAATTTCCTATGGTGTTGTTTGAGATTATAAGTTTATTTATATTTTTTGCAAAGGTGTCGAGGACAATTTGGACTCTATTTTACCAATTTTTTTAGATAATATGTCAACCTTCTCGTCATCGTGCAATTTCTTTGCATCTCTTAGTGCTATCTTTAATTCTACTTTCCTCGAAAGCGAATCTAGAACCTCTTGGGATTTTAAATTCTTCTTCATACTTCTATTTAGGTCAAACTTTGAAGTCTCCGTATTTATTTCCCATTCTACCTCTATCTGCGACTGGGATAGAATCGTCTATTCCAGTGTTCTCTATCAATTCTTCTTGAGCTTCTTGTTCACAATCATAGAGTTTCATACGACTTCTATCAACACCGATAACAAATCTCTTAAATATTGTCGGGTCGTTGTATCTATTCTTTAACTGTTTGACTACCATTTGGTCTAACTCTTCTAATTCTTCTGAGGAGATTAGTGCAAACATAAAGTCTGCAGTTGCAGGTAATCCAAATGACTCTGAGGTATCTGTAAGTTCTACATCTGTTGAACCATAACCACTTCTTGTAGTCTGAGTTGCACTCATGATTGGAACATTATACTCCACTGCAAGTCCTCTCAACTCTTCTGCAATACTCTTAATAAGAGTATAAGAGTTCGCACCAGCACCTGGCTTCACTCTATGTGATGCACATATGTTTAAGTAATCAATGAATATCATATCGGGTCTGAAGTCCTTCTTGATATCCAATTCTTGTAATAGATGTCTAAAGTGACCAACATGAGCAGATGCAGTAGGATATTCTTTAACAATAAGTTTACCTTTTGTCTTGTCCTTAAGTTTATCTACCTTTTTACCAAACATATTCTTGGTGATATCACCCAAATCTTGTATAGGAATATTTAAGGTATTTGCATCAATTCTTTCTGCAATCTTCTCTTCCGACATTTCTAATGTAATGTATAATACATTCTTGTTCATCATCAAATGACTTGATGCCATATGACACATGAATAGGGACTTACCCACACCTGTTCCTGCAAGGCAGATATTCAAGGTTTTATTGGGTAAGCCACCCTTAGTAACTTTGTTGAAGTATTCCAAGTCAAATGGAATCTTCTCTTCTTCAGTATGGTAAAATTCCCACCTGTCGTCTGCATCTTCTAATTGGTCGTGACCAATATTAGTATCAAAAGACACGGAAAGTGCATCCTTAAGTAGTTCAGGAATATCTCCACGAGACCTTTTAGACTTCTCATCAAGTACTTCAATAGAGTCCATGACAGCGATGTAGATAGCTCTATCTTTGCACCATTTTTCTGCCTCGTCTATTAACCATTCTTGTGGGGTTTCTTCTGATGAGTTCCCAATCTCCTTAACAATAGATTTAGAGGATTTTAATACATTGTCTTGTAGACTAGTATTGTTCTCTAAATTTATGAGAAGTGCCTCCATTGTAGGAGTCTTAGTGTATTTTCCGAAGTAGTCAACTACTCCCTCAAATACAGTCTTTTCATCGGTCTCGGTAAAGTATTCCGACTTTACAAAGGGGAGCACTTTCCGTGCAAATGAATCACTCTGAAGAAGGTTCTTCAGTATTGTCTGTTCTATTCTTATCGTTTGTTCCATACTTAAAATATCCTTGTGCGTGTGTCTCTAGTTCTTCCATTACTTCAGGAGTAAAGAACTTTGTCGGGTTGTTGTTAATGGTCTTACCAAATTCTGTCTTACCATTAGGTAGTTTAACACGAGTTCCCTCTTTTGTAAAGACATTAAATGCTAATGCCATATCGAGTAACCCGTAATACCTATCCAACCCTGATTCATAGGATAATCTTACGTCAACCATTCTGTTTTCAACTGTTAATCTTGATTTTGCATTCTTACAATGAATGATGTTACCAATGATTTCAGTACCTTCTTTTTCTTTCTTCTTAGATAAGAATATGATTGATGAAGCTGCATATTTCAGTCCACTACCACCACCCATTTCTTTCTGAGGGAACATAGAACCAATCACATCATATGTGTGGTTCGTTACTATCATCGGAACTCCGACTCTACCCAATTTCAATGTCAATACTCTAAATGCACCTTTGGTGATTTGAGCACGAGTCATATCTTTAGTTTCCTTACCTTCTGCAGTGTCTTCGATTTCTTTAGTAGTTGATAACATACCAAGTGAATCTAAACAGAACATCATCTTAGGACGTTTGGATTGTGGGGTTTCTGCATACTTATCCAGTATACTGATTGCTTGATTTCTGAATTCTTGTACTGTAACAACAGGAACAATAACAACTCTTGATGAGTCTATTCCTCTCGATTCAATCATATCTTTTGATAATGCAGATTCAGATTCGAAGTAAATCACAGCTGCATCTTTGTGGTCTTCTAGGAATTGTTTTACCATCCCTAATGCAAAGTAGGTTTTACCAGTTGCAGATTCACCTGCGATTGCAGTGATTTTGTTTGAAGGAAGTCCACCATATAGTGAACCACTTAGAAGAGCATTGAAAATGTGGGAACCTGTATCGATGAATTCATCGACATCCCCAGCGGATACTCCTTCGGAAACAATACTTGCGTACTCATTTCCACTTGCCTTTATCAGGTCTTTTAAAATACTTGTCATAAT